TAAACTTACAGGTAATTCTATTAAGAGTAAGAAACTCCCACTTTACATTGAGGACTTTTTGGATAAAGGAATTAAGATGTTGCTTGATGGTAATGGACAAGAATTTGTGGAGTGGTATTATGAATACTTACAAAAAATCTACGACAAACAAATTCCACTTATGAAAATCGCTCAAAGAGCAAAGGTTAAATTATCTATGGACGATTACAAAAAACGTTCAAAGGAAAAAACAAAAGCGGGAAATGAAATGTCAAGAATGGCTCACATGGAACTCGCAATTAGAGATGGAATTGCTGTCAACCTTGGCGATGTAATTTATTATGTTAATAATGGACTAAAGGCTTCTCACGGGGATGTTCAAAAGGTTAATGATAAAATGACCAAAAAAGAAAAAGAGGAATATAAATCTATTCACGGCAAAGACCCCGTTCTTGGTTCACATATCCAACTTAATTGTTACAGATTAAATCAAAGTGAGTTAGAATCCAATCCTGATATGTTAGGTGACTATAACGTGGCAAGAGCAGTTGTTACATTTAACAAAAGAATTGAGCCATTGTTGATTGTATTCGGTGAAGAGGTTAGAAATAATTTGATTGTTGATAAGCCTGAGGACAGAGGAATATTTACAAAGGAACAATGTAAATTAATTAACGGAGTTCCATTTGAACCCGCAGACCAAGATAGTATTGATGACCTTTTGACTATTACAGACCAAGAAAAAATATATTGGGAAAAAAGAGGGATTGACCCTGAATATATTTATGAACTTGCAGAACAAGGATGGGAAGAGTTAGTGTAACTCTTCCATCTTTATTCCGTCAGATGATACGATATACCAATTTCCAAATGAAAAATATAATTCAACACAAGCTCCTTTACCTATATTGATTTCTGAATATTCTTCATCAATTAAACCCCAAATTGGTTTAATTTTAGTATTAGTTAATGCTTTAATTATTACATGGTCGGTAGTCGAAGAGTCTAAATTTATCTCAACCAATTCAATTTCTTTAGTAACAATTAAAGATTCCCCTTGAGTAGAATAGTTTAAATTTGAAACAAATACTATTTCTGAAGTATCAATAACTTGACCCGCAATAATTCTTTGACTTGATATTGAACGTTGTAGTGCCATATTAGATTACATATACATTTCTTGGGAAAGCTCTAAACTTTAATTGTTTGTTTAAATTTTCCGCAATCAAAGCTTCTCTTTCCATAACCTTTTCAGGTTTTAATCTTGTTAATTTACCTTCAGCCCCTATAAGTTCTTCAATGAGTTTTGTTTTTTCATCCTTTCCTTCGGTTGCTAAAGACGCATAATCCATTGTAAGCTCAGAGTCAGGAGTTTTCAAGTTTCCTGAATATTTTCCTCTAACTTTTGATAAAGTTTCTTTACAACTTGCAATAAAATATCTTCTAACCCATTGCTGAGATGGCTCATTCAAATCCGCCCAACTCATTGACCACATTGGTACATCGGATGGTAATTTAACAATGTCAGGATTTGCTCTTAGGCACGCATCTCTATCTTCAGGTGTTGTTTCATAATACCAATACCAAACTTTACCGTTCATAAGTGAAGAATTACCAAAGTCAAATTTTCCGCCAGGTGTTTGCATTAAGTGAATTGCCTTTTTTCCATCAGGAAGTGCGGTCACTCTATATGTTTTATCACCGGCAATAATTCTTCTTTGTATGTTAATTTCTTGCATACGAAGCATCATATCAAATGCTGGCATCATAAAATATGAACCAGTGTAACCCATTTGAGAGTACCCCGCTGGTCCTCCAAGACCATAACCTCCAAGAGCTCCAAAACTCCAAGGGTCAAAAAGAATATTAGTTAATTCTGATGGAGTATACCAAAGTAATTCATTTATTTCTCTATTGGCAGGTATTTCATATATTTGTTTATTGGGTTCAAGTTCAATATAATCTTTTTTTAGTATCCAAGGACCGTTATTCTGTAGACCTACGATTTTTGAATATGAATACTGGTACCTTTGTTCGTAGTCAAAACTTCTTGTAATGAATGCCTGAGATAATGATTGGGTGTCTAAATTTAAATTATATAATGATGCCCATTGGGATTCAATGAGCCAATCTTGGATATACTGAGAGTAATCCCCTATTGAGAACTCAAGTATTGTGTCCATTTGTTCATCTTCAAGTTCTATTGAACGTAATGGTGCTCCAAGTACGTGTCTAACTTTAGTATAAAGTTGACTTCTTTGTGGTTCTGCGATTATTGCCATAGGATTGGTATTTAATAGATAAATATCAATCTACTTGCAATAATAAATTTTCTTGTGGGATTTTATAGAAGTCTAAAGTTGAGTCTACGTTTTGATTTTTAAAAATGTAAATTGGTTTATTGGGATTACCAAAAACTAAAAGGTCTGTATTATATTTTGCAACTCTACCTTTTATTTTAATAATAAAAAATCCATCACCAAACTTTAAATTTTCTATTGGTTTTATTTGACTCGTATATTCAATACCATCAAGGTTTATTGTTGCATCTAAACCTTCAATATCTGAAGATACCCCAAGACCAGCGTTAACTGATGCGGTACCCTTTCCAAATTTATCATTCAATCTTTTTACAATTTCATTTTCTAATTTTTCACCTTTTTCGTGGGTTATACCCAACAGTTTCCAAATATTATCAACTGTTTTTGATTTAGGAAAAATTCTACTACCATATCTGTTTAACATTTGACATAGTCTATCTAATTGTTTGATATGTTCATTAATATTTGTATCGTCAATAATTATTTTTGGCTGACCTGTTTTTTCTAATACGGTGTTAACATCATTAAGAAGAATTACAAATCCGTAGATATTTGATGTTAGTTTGTTTAAAACTGAGCGTCCAGGTTTTTCTAAATCATAAAGACCAGAGCGACAATCAGGACAATATTCCCCCCATTTATAAAAATTATCAGGATAAGCGTTTCTGAAAATATTCATAATACACTTAGCATGACGAAGCATTAATTCTTCGTTATTACTAAAAATTGATGAATATTTAGCAAAATCACTTTTAGTTGCCTGATATGATTCTTTCACAAGTTTTTTATCTTTTTTAGTTTTTTTAAGATATAATTCATTTACAAACTTCCAATTAACTACTTCCCAAAAGTTATGAATATAATCGTCTCTTTTGTTTTGATATTTCAAATAGTAAGAGTGTTCCCATAAATCTAAACCTAATATTGGAAATCCACCTTGTTCAAAAATGTTCATAAGTGGGTTGTCTTGGTTTGGGGTTGTCATAATTTTTAAACTACCGTTTTCTTTTACGACAAGCCAAACCCAACCTGAACCAAATCTTTTTTTAGCCTCTTTTTCAAATAAAGTTCTAAAATTTCTATAAGTTCCAAATTGTGATTTAATCTTTTCAAGTATCGGTCCACTTGGTTGCTGAAATTTAGGTGAAAGCATTTTCCAAAACAATGCGTGATTAAATGCTCCACCGGCATTGTTTCTTATTGTTGTGTTATACTTCGATATTTGTTTTACAATATTTTCAAGTTCAACATCACCATAATCTTTTTTACGTAGAGCAGAATTTAATTTTTTAACATAACCTTTGTAGTGTCTTTGGTAATGTATCTTCATTGTCTCGGGGTCAATGAATCTCCTGATTGCCGCATAAGAATATGGTAATCTATCAATACCAATTGTTTTGGCTTCATTGATAAAATATTCTATTTCATTTGGTTCTTCGCCAAGAATTTGTTTTTGTAAATTTTCTGAAATAAGTTCTAAATAACGCATCAATAATAAATACTCATCTATTACTGATTTCTTTTAAGATTTGTTCAACAATATCTGATTCCGACTCCTCAATGTCTCCCATAACAGTTCCTATGATTTGTTTCTTTCTTGATAAGATATCGTAGATTGCGCCTTCAATCGTGTTTTCAAATATTGGATAATATACCAATACATTGTTTTTTTGACCATATCTGTAAGACCTGTCTTCGGCTTGAGCGTGGTCTGAAGGTAAAAATGAAAGGTCATTCATAATAACAGCCTCAGCGGCAGTTAATGTTATACCTACACCAGCAGCTTTTATGTTTCCACAAAAAACTTTTACTTTGTCATTTTCTTGAAAGTCATCTACCGCTTTTTGTCTTGCAGGTTTTGATGTTGACCCATCCAAATAAACAGATTGTTTCTTAAAATGCTCATGGATTTTTTGAAGGGGTTCTGTGAAGTTTGAGAAGATTATAACTTTCTTTCCTTGCTCAATAATATTTTCGGCGACCTCAATAGTGGTTGCAATTTTTTCTTCAGCAATTACTTGTCTAACTTTTGTTAGTTTTGAGAATTGAATTGTTAAGGATTTTGACTCTTCTTTTTTGTTTGTATACCAATCATAGTATTCACCCATAAGTTCTTCATATAATCTTGAACTTAGTCTTTGGTAAAGTGGTGTAATAATTTTATCAGGTAAATCCAATACCTCAGTTTTTAATCTGCGAATTACATGACGGGAAGTTCTATCTCTTAACTCCTCAAGATTTGATGCCCCATTAACATTCCAAACCTTTCTTTTACCGACTGAAAATT